ATGGCAACTCACGCAAGACTTTCAGCAAGCGCCGCATCTAAATGGTTAAATTGTCCGGGATCAATACAGGCTGAAGAAAATATCGTAGAGAAGCCTTCCAAATTTGCAATGGAGGGTACAAGTGCCCATAGTTTGGCTGAACTATGTTTGGTTAATAATCGTGAAGCTAAGTCATACCTTAATCAAGTCCTCCCTGAGACAGGTTGGCGTGTGGATGACGAGATGGTTGAACATGTACAAAGCTATATCGACTATGTGGAGTCTATAAAAGGCAACCGAATGGTTGAAGTGCAAGTTGACTTCAGTGCTTGGGTTCCAGATGCGTTTGGCACGTCTGATATTATCACAATTAATGATACCACTTTACATATCATAGATTTAAAGTATGGACAAGGTATCCGAGTTGACGCCGATGATAATTCCCAATTAAAGCTATACGCCCTCGGTGCCATCGCAGACTTTGGCTATCTATACGATATAGAAACTATTACCTTGCATATCATGCAACCGAGGTTAGATCATATCTCTGTTTTTGAAATATCTGCTGTAGATTTACTAGCATGGGGAGACTATGTAAAAACTCGCGCTGCTATGTGTGACATGCCGAATGCTCCTAGAGTAGCTGGTGAATCACAGTGTCGCTGGTGTAAGGCCAAGCCGAACTGCCCCGAACTTATGCGACTGACTGAGAGCGCACTTGTTGCAGACTTTACGGATATATCAGTCTCTCCTAAATCACCTGATAAGTTATCACTGAGAGATTTAAGATTTGCTTTAGATAACAAGAAGTTAATCATTAGTTGGTTAGATGCTGTAGAAAACCTTGCATTTGAAAGACTAAGTGCAGGTGAAGACTTCGCTGGTTATAAGCTTGTACATGGTAGGTCTTCACGATCTTGGGCTGATCCACAAGAAGCTGAACAAGTTCTGTTTGAAGAATTAGGGGATGCGCTATACGCACCTAAGAAAATTATTACAGCACCCCAAGCTGAGAAGTTGTTAGGTAAGAAGAAAATAGGACTGCTTGATGGTCTTGTAAGTAAGCACGAAGGTAAACCTACTATGGTTCCTGAGAGCGACAACAGGCCAGAGATTTCCTCTGGTGATATTAGTGACTTTGATTAAAGGATAATAAAATGAAAATAATACAAATAATTGCAAATGAGGGTGATATTTTTGGCTTGTGTGATAAAGGTCAACTGTGGTGTTTAAAGTCTGAGTTTCACCCGACTAATTGGGTCTTGGTGGAGATACCAAGCTTTGTTCGTATGAATTCACATGGTGACAACCAACTAGTTCAAGGTAATGGTTTATATCTAAATTAAATTTGACAAAGGAGTAACTATTGACGTATACTTAACACGCTGTACAAAAAACTAAAATCAAAACTAAAACTAAAAGGTAAATAAAATGTCTAAAATTATTCTAAAGAACGTACGTGTATCTTTCCCAAGCCTTTTCAAAAAAGGTTCATTCAATGGCGAAGAAACCAAGTACGAAGCAACATTCCTTCTAAACAAAGAAGAACACGCAGATTCAATTGCTGAAATTAAAGCACAGATTGCTGATCTAGTTAAGGTTAACCTCAAAGGTGCAAAAGTACCTGCAGATAAACTTTGCCTACGTGATGGTGATGAAGTTGAGTATGATGGTTACGCAGGTTGCTACTCAATTAAGTGCTCTACTAAGAAACGCCCCATTGTTATAGACCGTGACAGAAGTCCATTAACTGAAGATGACGGCAAACCTTATGGTGGCTGTTATGTTAATGCTAGTATTGACCTTTGGGTTCAAAACAACGCATACGGTAAACGTGTTAACTCTACTTTGTTAGCTGTACAATTTGCTAAAGATGGCGAACCATTCGCTGATGGATCAACTGGAGATGTGAACGACTTTGACATGTTGGATGACGACGACATGTTTGCTTAAGTAACACCGCTCTAAACTAAGCCCTCTTCGGAGGGTTTTTTTATCACTAAAATACGGGCTACCCCCGACAGGACTACCATGAAAAAGAAAATAATAATAGATACCGAAGTGTATCAAGACTACTTCCTGCTCTCTGCAATGGCAGTAGATACAGGTAAGGTTATTAACATAGAGATGTACGAAGGGCACCCTTTAGATACAGAGCTTGTTGAAAAGCTCATGCACAATCACATAACCATCGGTTTTAATTCAAACAAATTTGATATACCTATTATAGTTGCAGCTTTATCTGGCTATGACAATCAAAAGTTAAAAGGACTTTGCGACACCATCATTAATACCAACGCATCAATGTGGGCTATCTATAAAACCATGGACGTCCCCATGCGTAAATGGAATACTATTGATCTTATTGAAGTAGCTCCGGGTATGGCCTCACTTAAAATCTACGGTGGTAGATTAAAAGCACCTACCATCCAAGATTTACCTATTGCGCCTGACGCAACAATATCCCCAGAGCAAAGACAAGAGTTAGTCACTTACTGTAAGAACGACTTAGATACAACCTATTTGCTGTACAACTCCCTGCTACCTCAGATCACCCTGCGTGAAACGATGACGGAGAAGTATGATATAGACTTACGCTCTAAGTCTGATGCTCAGATTGCTGAAGCAGTAATTGCCAGTGAGTTGTACAAGATAACAGGTAAGTACTTGAAAAGGCCTGATGTAAAGTCTGACGCTACCTTCAGATACTTAGACCCTAAGATAATCACTTTTAAAACTCCACAACTAAACAATATCTTACAGCAGGTTATTGCTGAAGAATTTACTCTGGGTCTTAACGGTGCACTTACTTTACCTAATTGGTTAAAGAAAGAACTTATTGTAATCAATGGACGTAAGTATCAGATGGGTATAGGTGGACTGCACTCATGTGAGAAGAAACAATACATTGAAGCAAAAGAGGGGTGGTTCTTGCAGGATCGCGATGCTTTGGCCTACTATCCGAGCATTATCTTACAACAAAAGATATCGCCTAAGAATATGGGGCAACCATTCTTAACTTTATATAAAGGTATTGTTACTGAAAGAGTATTTGCTAAGAAAAAGATAAGTACCTTGACCCAGCAAATATCCAAACTTGAAAGTATGTTAGAAACAATGTAGTATGGTATTATCCTAACTCGGAGATACCTATGATTACAATTTACTCTATTACAAATACTATAAACAATAAGCGATATATTGGTAAGTCAAAAAATACATTGTCAAGGTGGGTAGCTCATAAAAATTATTTTAAAAAAGAAACATGCCCCCCTGATTGTAATAGATATCTTTACGCCTCTGTAAAAAAACACGGTGTTATTAGTTTTAAATTTGAAATTATAGAGTTGTTTGACATCTTTGATGAGGCTGTATTACGTGACCAAGAACTATATTGGATGTTATTTTATAAAACAACTGATCGTGATTTTGGTTACAACTTACGGTTAGATTCATCAACAGGTTGTGCCACGTCTAATGATACCAGAAAGCTCCAAAGCATTGCTCAATCAGGAGTTAAGAATGGTAATCATGGACATTATTGGTCAAAAGAACAAAAGGACAGTATGTCCGATATCGCTAAAGAAAGACATGCCAGAGGTGATATTTATAATGAAGAATGGCGATCTAAAATATCTGAAAAAAGTACACAAACTTGGTCTGATTTAGATAAACGAGCAGCTTTATCTGCCACAGTAAAAATTGCTAAACGCAAATACATATTTGATCAATTTACTCGTGATGGTGTTTTTATTCGTACATGGGAGTCTGTTGACGATATAGTTTTACACAACCCCACCTATAAATGGCAAAACATATATTCAGTTTGTAATGGTTATAAGCCTACATATATGAATTATGTTTGGAAAAAACGAGATAAATAAAATGACAAAAATAGATATCAAAAATAAAATATTAGAATTAAAATCTGAATTAGCCATGTACCAAGCTGAAGATTCTAGCAAAAAGATACAGATCAATGGCTCGTTCGGTAAACTTGGTTCTAAGTACAGTCTTTTGTATGCACCTGACTTATTACTGCAGACTACCATTACAGGGCAATTAGCTCTGCTCATGCTAATTGAAAGAATGGAAGCGGAAGGTGTTGAAATTGTGTCTGCTAACACAGATGGTATTGTTTGTTATGCGCCTAACTCCTTATTAGAAGCCTGTGACAGAATTGCCTTTGATTGGGAATTAGATACAAGTTACTTATTAGAAGAAACAAACTATTCAAAGTTAGCCAGCCGAGATGTAAATAATTACGTAGCTGTAAAGACAGATGGGAAAATAAAAGGTAAAGGTATCTTTACTTCTACAGGCCTAGCTAAGAACCCTAACTGCTCTATTGTCCAATCTGCTGTAGCACTTTGTGTAGCCAAAGACATTCCTGTTGAGCAGAGTATTAAGGATTGCAAAGATATTACTCAGTTTGTAACTGTGCGAAGAGTTACAGGTGGTGCAGTGTGGGAGTCAACTTACTTAGGTAAGGCAGTTAGATTCTATTACTCAACAGAAGTTCCTAAAGATGTATGCATTCATTATGCTAAGAACTCGAATAGAGTTCCCATGTCGGGAGGTGCAAAACCTTTAATGACTTTGCCAGAGTCTTTCCCTTTAGATGTTGATTATGATGTGTACGTACAAATGGCACATGAGTTGTTATTGGAGATAGGTTATGTATGCTGATGATGAATTAGACGAAGAGTTTTTCTATTACTTCTACTTAGAAGAAATGCGAAGTACGGAAGTCTACCCTGATTACCATTTACCTGACCAGTTAAGTTTACAGCAATTTGGAGATCGCATGAGACAACTTAGAGATGAAAGATATTATGCTTGAAAAGACCATTGAACAAGCTCTTGTAAAACGAGTTAAAGAACTGGGAGGTATGGCTGAAAAGTTTGTATCCCCCGGAAGGCGTAGTGTTCCTGACCGTATAGTAACACTACCTAACAATACAATAATATTTGTAGAGTTGAAAGCACCTAACAAACACCCGACACCTTTACAAGAACTTGATCATGGGCGTAGACGAGCATTAGGTTGTGACGTACGGGTAATTAATACATTGGAGGAAGCACGTGCGTTTAAGAAGTGATCTACATAATTACCAAGAGAGAGCTATCAAATTTATAAAAAGTGCTGAAAGATGTGCTTTGTTTTTAGATATGGGTTTAGGCAAGAGTGCGATAACATTAACTGCTATATCTGATCTACAAGACCAGATGGAGATACATAAAGTTTTGGTTATAGCTCCTCTCCGTGTAGCTAATTCTGTATGGGATCATGAAGCTAAATTATGGAAGCATTTGCGTCATCTTAAAGTACAAGTGTGTACAGGTACTGAAAGAGAAAGGCTTACAAATCTGCATCGTGATTCTCATATTTACACAATTAACCGTGAGAACGTACCTTGGTTAGTTAAGCAGTATGGTAAGAAGTGGCCTTTTGATTGTGTAATTATAGATGAAAGTGACAGTTTTAAATCTGCAACCAGTCAAAGATTCAAAGCTTTAAAGAAGATATTACCGTTTACCAACTATATGGTGTTGTTAACAGGTACACCATCTCCCAACGGGTTACTTGATTTGTGGTCGCAGATATATTTACTAGATGGTGGTACGGCACTAGGCCGTACAATGACTGCATACAAACAAAGATTCTTTGAAGCAGACTACATGGGTTATAAGTACACGCCTAGAGCTGGTGCCGACACGTTAATACACACAGCTATTGCTAGTAAAGTATTATCAATGCGGGCTGAAGATTACTTGGAATTACCTGACAGACTTGACCTTACTGAATATGTAGATTTACCAAAAGACATTATGCAAACATACAAAGAATTTGAAAGAGAACTATTACTTGAGTTTGAATCAGGTGAAGTTGTTGAAGCTATATCTGCTGCAGTGCTTGCAAATAAGCTGTTGCAGTACTGCAGTGGCGCAGTCTATACAGATGAGCATAAGAATTGGAAAGAGATTCATACCGTCAAATTAGATGCCTTAGCTGACCTAATTGAACAAAACCATGGCGAACCTATCTTTGTTGCCTATAACTTTAAAACAGACCTTGAACGGCTACAGCAGCGTTTCCCTAAAGCACAAGTACTGGATAAGAACCCAAACACAATTGTAAGATGGAATGCAGGTGAGATACCCTTATTGCTTGCTCACCCTGCCTCGGCGGGGCATGGAATTAACGCCCAGCATGGGGGGGCAATCGTTGTATGGTTCTGTTTAAATTGGTCACTTGGTTTATATCAACAGTTTAACGCAAGGTTACATCGACAAGGGCAGACCAAACCTGTGCGTATAGTTCATATTGTGGCAAGAGATACTATTGATGAAAGAATCATCTCCGCACTCGCTGCCAAGGATGTAACACAGAGTGACTTACTTAAAGCATTGAAACATAAGGAACTTTAATATTTGTTTACCTGTTGTACATAATATCTGTTGATCTTATGTAAACCGTCGGTATAATTCTTTAGCAAGAGAAGTGGAAAAGCTTTTTGATGTGTGACCCTATCGGCTAGTGGGGAAAATAACTACCGAGGATACAAGTGTGGAGCCTTATTGAGTATATATCCAATCTGCATGTTGTATTTACGATCACAACGCCCGTCTGTGATTCCAGATAAACGTAACTGGAACATTATTTAATAACAATAACTAAGGAATAAACATGAAAAGATTATTAATATTACTAGCAGTATCAACTTCAGTAAGTGCACTTGAACAAGGTGACTATGGTTACGGTCACACGTATCACGGTTATACTTCATTAGAGCAACAACAAGAAGCTCAACACAATCAGTATAACTTACAACAAATAGAGCAGACCAATCTGGCTATACAGATTAATAATCAAATTAATGGTGGGGGAGAACCTGAACATGCTCGTGGTTTAGATTATTCAGACACTTCTTCAATTTATAGCGAAGAATAAAAAAAGGCTGAGTGTTTTAATACTCAGCCCCTAAACAACACTAAACAAATATCAACAATAAAGGATGTAACCATGAAATTACAACTAGATGGTAGCACAACTGTTCTTAAAGTCAAGACTTCTAAACAAATAAATAAAGAAGAAGAAAGTTCTCAGTTGATTACTTTAAAATCTATTTCTAGGTTAGTAGGTGTTAAAGAAGCTGTAATAAAAACTTTAAGAGATAACCCTACTTACGATATGCCAAAACCAAAGATGGCACGTTGTGACGGTACTGACTTGTACTGTCGTGATGAGATTGAAGAATGGTTACCATTCATACAAGAGGCTGTAGCTTTCTTTCCAAATAAAAAGAAGTTAATAAAGATAAGTGGTACAGCTCTGCAAAATGTTATTTTTATGAAGAACAACTTGGAAGTTATAAAGTATTGCGATGAGATAAGACGTAAACAATTACTAGACGGGAGGATAAACAATGGACAGAGTAATAGATGAAGATGAACAAATGTATCTTGACCAACGAATAATAGCAGATCATTTAAAAATAAAACTAATTAAGAAATTACGTAAATGTTCTGAAATTATAGATGAGATGGGGCATACACCAAGCCGTCAGTATTTGGAAGAACGGATAAATTTTATAATCTGGGAATTAAAAGAAGGTTTTGAAGACGAGGAATGTGAGGAAGAAATGCTTTCAGAAGATAGCGGTTATAACAGAAGCGATTGGTGGGACTCATGAGTATAAACAAATGTATAAACAAATGCTGGTTAGAGAACGGTGTTTGCCTAGGTTGCAAACGAACAACAGAAGAGATTATAGAAGCAGGTAAAAAGAAATGAAGATTAAAAATAGATGGTGTCGTATAGCGTGGTTTTTAGATGGCAAGAGAGTCGGTATATATAAATTTGATACTTTACCACCTATACGAAGCCGACCCCAAAACAGTATGTACTGGAGAAAGAAATGAAATTATATGAATTACCAAGAGATAGTAGATTCACCCTAGTAGACGATGATAGCCACACTGTGTTTAATTTTGACCATGTAGATGGTATGTACTCTGTATGTTATTTAGGCGAAGCCCTTGTACATATATCAGCCTGTGCTGAAGTTGAGAAGGTGTGTGATGAATGAAAGAGAGGTATCAGAAAAGATTATATCTACAGATGATGCGTGTAATTGGAACCTTACGGTAGGTGCTTTAAAAGACTACGATCATGTGTATGTCAATGGGATTAGGTATGTAGAATTCCAACCTGATATCAACATCCAATACTTGCTAGATCAAGTTAGTAGATTAACAGCAGAAAACGCCATGTTAAAAGAAAAATGGTCAGCACCAAAACGTGAGCCTTTGAGTGAAGTTACTGTGCTGCGTTTATTCACAGAAGCATTTTGTTGCCAAGGTAATATTAACACTAACTTTGCAAGAGCAATAGAAAAAGCACACGGTATAACTGGAGGTGGGGAATGAGCAGCAAAGAAAGAGAGTTATTAGTAAGAGCACGAGATGTATTGCGCGAACTAAAAGAAACCCATTATGACTTATATTGGGACATACAGACTGCACTAGACCAACCTGAGCAAGAGCAAGAGCAACCGCCTGTTGGTATTGTAATAACTATTGGAGGATACCCAGACGACTCTCAGCATACAGTTAAATTGACATGTAGGCATAGAGACTTAAAGGATGGGGATTTGCTCTACACAAAACCACCACAACGTAAGCCTTTAACCAATGAAGAAGTCAGAGCTAAATATAGAGACATCGCTCTAGATAACCCTCTATATGTTCCATCTTATTATGCTGGCTTCAGAGATGCAGAGCAAGCACACGGTATTGGAGGTGCGGAATGACTGACGAACAATTACTAGAATATCGTAATACACAAGTAGCTAAAATACGAGAAGAAAATAGTAAGTTACGGAGGTGGGGAATGAGTAAAGATTTACGAGAAGAATTACGAGAAGATTTACGAGAAGGAATATCCCTGCGTGACCACTTTGCTGGCTTGGCTATGCAGGGGATATTAACAACAATGGCGGGTGATGTTAAGGCGGATATAATTGCAAAGATGTCTTATGTTCTAGCAGACGCAATGCTGGCAGAGAGGGATAAACAATGACACTTGCACTAATAGTTTTAGCAGTAGAGATAGTAGCTCTTATATGGATGGTCCCTATTCTGATAAAGGTAAACAAAATAGATAGGGATTTGAAAGCTATGAACGACAGACTGGGAGAAAGGTGATGAGTAAGATAACATTAAGAGACACCATAGCTATAGCGGCTATGCAGGGGTTTATTCAGTACATGGGTTGCGACCCAGAGGCACAGTTTCATGGTAAGGAAGAGAAGAATAAGGATGTGCTAACTAAGTCGGCTTACGCCTACGCAGATGCGATGCTGGCAGAGAGGGAGAAAAGAGATGTGTAGTTATATAGAGATAATGGTTTTAGTATTGCTTAGTTGTATAACACTTATAGTTATACTAGGTGTTGGAGGTCTTGTTTGTTACGTTGTATCAAATTGGGAAGACCTATGTAACGAGGGAAGGGGAATGAAGAGATGAGTAAAATAACAATAGATTTAGAAGATTTAAAATCCTATATAAAATCATTACCTACTGAGTCAGAAGAATGGTATGACAATGAATGGGAATTACATGCGCACGGTATATACAAATATGTTAGCACTATAGACTTAGACTTTGCTGATACGCTTAAATGTTTTATGAATAAGTATGGTGAAGAAGTAGAAGCTAAGGAAAAAGAACAAGTAAGAGAATCATTTGAACGACTAATTGCTCCTAGAATTGGGGAAGCACCTATTAAAAATGAAGACGGGTCTTGGAGATATTAAAATGATAATTAAAACAACAAAAGAATTAAATAAAGCATATCCATCTGACGCAGCTTTTGATATTGAGGCTGATAAAGGTACAGTTGTGCGAGCACTCGACAGAGAGCTGATAAGCACAGGTTTACGCCTAGCAATACCAGAAGGTTATTGTGGGATTATAAAGTCAAGAAGTGGTCTGTCTGTAAAGAACGGTATTGAAGTTGGCGCAGGTGTTATTGATGCTAACTACAGAGGTGAGGTTAAGGTACATCTATTTAATCACACTGAAGAGAACTTTTATATAAACACTGGTGATCGTATTGCTCAACTTATGATCGTGCCTGTACCAACAGTAGAGTGGGAATTATCAGATGATTTAGATTATACTGACAGGTCTGATAACGGCATTGGTTCAACTGGGGTATAAAAATGAGATTCTATAATTGTGATGAAAGTGACCAACGTGCAGATAAGTACCGCGCAATTGCTGTAGCACTAACAGCATTGTTAATAATGTCTCTGCTACTAAATTTTACTGTTTTGGCTCTTTGCTAACTGGTATACTGCTATGTTAACTGATAAAGAATGTTATGAAATTTGGAGTGCGTATCCGGATATAGTTATGGCTATAAAAGAAGGCTATAAATTAGGCTATGTAGATGCGCAAACAGAGAATGTAAATGATGAGATTGATGATGGCACTTAAGAAAACCAATAAGCAAAGAACAACATTTGTAATAATTATATCTTTACGAAACCCATTCCGTGCTTGTGAGAAAAGTTATGGCTGATGATATTGATAAAGCTAACGATCAAGCTCAGTTGATCCTAGACGTTCAGATAAAGTTAGCAAAAGGTGCTAAATTAGACATCTTTCCTAATGATTCAGGGTTGTGCTGGGATTGCGATGCCCCTATAACAGATAAAAGACGTTGGTGCAGCAAAGAATGTGCAGAAGCTGCTGAGAAAAATGGATGGTGAAATGGCCTGACTTCTATTTCCCCCCTATAAACCTTTGGTGCTACCCAAAACAAAATGAGGATTATAAAATGATTACCGAAGAAACAACTGTAAAACCCTTATGGAGAGCGAAAGAACCTCTAATACCAATAACTAAAGAGTTTCTTGAAGAAGCTATATCTATGGGATTGGGAACTTCTAAGCCTATCAAGCACGATCCTGTTAACAGTCCTAGTCACTATACTTTTGGTGGTGTAGAGACAATAGACTACATAGAAGCTAAAGGTTTGGATAAAGACTTTTGCCTAGCTAATGTGATTAAGTATGTGTCTCGTGCAGGATACAAGATAAGCAAGCTGGAAGATTTAAAGAAAGCACAATACTACCTAAACCGTAGGATTAAAAGCTTAGAAGCTTCGGAGGAGTAATGACTAACAAGATGTGTGTAGAAGATATTGAAAAGTTACAGGCAGAAATAAAAGAATTAAAATTAGATGCGTATAGATATAAGTTTATACGTTCAACTGTTGTAAATGAAGAAGGTATTGTTGGTTATGACAAGAGTGTGGATGAACATATTAAAAAAAGAAATGAAAATCTCAATTAACAAATGGTTTGTCCCAGAACATGTCTGTAAAACATTTCGCCAATATTACGGGTTAAATCTAAAGATATGTCATGAGTGCCATAAAGAAAGCCCATTGTGGGAAGCTAACATAATCAAACATCAAAGATAAATAATAACCATGAAAATTACATTAGAGACATATAGTGATCCACTATTATTAGGCCGTTGGG